GCTTTCATTTTTCTTACGCAAAATTAAAACTAAATCGTGTGGGTATAGATATACCAAACTAAAACCAGTTTAAGTTCAGATGGATATAAATAAAATACATAACCAAGATTGTTTAGAAGCTATGAAGCTGATGTCAGATAATCAATTTGACTTAGCTATCGTTGACCCTCCTTATGGAATTGATGTTACAAAAATGACTTTAGGAAACGGCAAGAAAAAAATAAACAGAGGAACATCAGATTGGGATAGTTCAATACCGACAAAAGATTATTGGGATAATTTATTTAGAGTTAGTAAAAATCAAATAGTATGGGGTGCTAATTATATGACAACATATTTACCTCCATCAATGGGTTGGATATATTGGGATAAGGGAACTGGAGCAAATGATTTTAGTGATGGAGAACTAGCTTTTAGTTCATTTAATAGAGCCTTGAGAAGTTACAAAGTTTCTTGGGTTGGTGCTAATGCTAACAATGGAACTCCTAGAATACATCCAACAGAAAAACCTATAAGACTTTATGAATGGCTTTTAATGAACTATGCCAAAGAGGGAGATAAAATACTAGACACTCACTTAGGTAGTGGCTCAATAGCCATAGCTTGTCACAACTTAGGTTACGATTTAAATGGCTATGAGCTTGACAAAGAATACTACGACAACGCAATTAAAAGAATAAAAAACCACCAAGCACAAACTAGAATATTTTGAGAGGGAGAAAAAAAATACCAACAAAAGTAAAGGAGCTAAAAGGTACTATTGAAAAGTCTCGACTAGTGGGAAACGAGATGGAGACTTCGGCAGTTGTCTCAATGCCTTCAGCTCCCTCCTTTCTCAATAAACAAGGTGCAGACGAATGGGACTTAGTCACTAACGAACTAGCTAACATTAAGATGTTACACTTAACTGACTTATCAATCTTAGCAGCCTATTGCAACGAGATAGGAATCTATAGAGAGATAGCTCAAGAGTTACAAGGCAACTTCACAGAACAGACAGTTGACAAAGATGGTCGGTTAAGAGCTAGTAAGATTGCGCCTAAGTACAAAGTAATGCAAAACGCTTTACAAAATGCTATGAAAATTTCTAGGGAATTCGGTTTCACTCCGAGCAGTAGAGCATCCCTTAGTATGCCAGAACAAGATGAGGAAAGTACTGACGATTTTAATTTCTTTGATTAATGATAAATATTTACAATCAAGACTGCTTAGAGGCTATGAAAGAAATGTCAGATAAACAATTCGATTTAGCTATCGTAGACCCACCATTCGGAATTAAAGACCGTATGCAAGGAAGTAAACAATTAGGTCAACAATCTAAAAATATAGAATGGAATAAAAAAATACCTACAAAAAAATACTTTGACGAATTATTAAGAATAAGTAAAAATCAAATAATATTTGGTGCTAATTATTATGCAAATTTTTTACCCAACGAAAGAGATTGGATTGTATGGGATAAGATGCAAGGAGACTTAGGCTTTAGTATGCACGAACTAGCTTGGACTTCTTTTGACAAAGTTCCTAAGATTGTAAAAGTTCAAACTATTAGAGGTCATATTAAAAGATGGCATCCTTGTCAAAAGCCAGTCAAGTTATACAAGTGGCTTTTAATGAACTATGCCAAAGAGGGCGATAAGATTTTAGACACTCACTTAGGTAGTGGAAGTATTGCTATCGCTTGTCATAATCTAGGCTATGACTTAGATGGATATGAATTAGACAAAGAGTATTATGATAATGCTTTAAAAAGAATCAAAGAACATCAATCTCAATTAAGGCTTATATGAAACTTAAAGAGGACAAGACTTTTTACTTTGATGACAAGGCAGCCGATAGAGTAGTCTACTTTATAGAGAATCACATACACCATCTAAAAGGCGAATGGGGAAATAAAAAATTCAAGCTAGAGCCATTTCAGAAAACAATAGTAAGAGATTTATTCGGTTGGAAATATCGTGATAGTGGACTAAGAAGATTTAGAACTGCCTATATATGTTTGCCAAGAAAAAATGGTAAGAGTACACTCATCTCAGCACTCGCACTCTATATGACGGTTGCCGACGGAGAGCCATCAGCAGAAACTTATGTGTGTGCATTTGATAGGTCTCAAGCTGGGATAATCTTCGACGTGGCTAGTGGTATGGTTAGAGCTGACAAACAACTAGAAAAGAATTTAAAAGTATTTAAGAATAGTATAGTTCACGAAAAAAGTAATTCATCTTTTAAAGCATTATCAAGTGAGGCTTCTAGTAAGTATGGTTACAATGCTAGTTGTTGTATAATGGATGAGGCATTTACTCAGCGTGATTCAAGTTTATGGGATGCACTAACGACAAGTGTAGCATCTCGTAGGCAGCCTTTGAATATAGCAATTACTACTGCTGGTTACAACAGAGAGTCTTTCTGTTATCGCCTTGAGGAATATGGTCGCAAAGTTTCAGAGAATATTATTAAGGATGATTCGTTCTATTATGTAAAATATTATTGTCCAGATGATGTTGATTGGACTACAGAGGAAGCATTAAGATTAGCTAATCCTGGTCTGGATAGTGGAGTAGTTAAATTAGACTATTTAAAAAGAGAACAAGAGAGAGCAATAAAGTTACCAAGTTTTACCAATACCTTCAGAATGCTCCATCTTAATCAATGGATGAACTCAAATGTTCTCTGGTTATCAGACGCTCAATTTATGGAGTGCAACAAATCTCCAATACACTTAGAGGATTATAAAGGTATGACGGCTTATGCTGGACTTGACTTAGCGAGTGTTAGAGACATATCAGCTTTTGTTTTAATCATTCCAGAAGATGATAGATTTACAGTAATCCCCTACTTCTTTGCTCCTAAAGAAAATGCTTTCATTCGTTCAAGACGTGACCAAGTTGATTATATCGGTTGGGAAAAAGAGGGATTGATGGAACTAACAGAAGGCGATGTAACAGACTACAACTATATAAAATCTAGAATTAAACAAGTGGCTGAAGTTGTAAACATTAAGTCGATAGCATACGATAGATGGAACTCTAGCCAATTAGTGATTGACTTAACAGAAGATGGTTTACCAATGGAAAGTTACGGACAAGGCTTTGCTAGTATGTCAGCACCAACTAAAGAACTCGAGAAGCTCGTACTAGGCAAACAGATTAACCACGCTGGTAACAAAGTGTTGAGGTGGATGTGTTCTAACTTAGCTATGAAAACAGACCCTGCTGGAAATATTAAAATGGATAAGAGTAAGTCAAGTGAAAAGATTGACGGAATGGTAGCTTTAGTAATGGCTCTAGGATGTTATATGAATGACGATTCTAGCGACACTTCTACCTATGACGATAGGGGAATAGTATGGATTTGACTTTTGCGATTTCTCTTATCTTTGTAAAGTAATTACAAATTATTTATGGGACTATTTGACTTCTTGCGTTCTGAGAAGAGGGGCGATAATTTTTTAAAGGCAGTTTTCGGTGGCTATGGTGCAGCCAACAGAACAGCAGTAACTAGAGATACATCTTTAACATTTAGCGCAGTCTTTGCGTGTGTTAGAGTTATTAGTGAATCAATAGCAAGTCTACCTATAAAAGTTTACAGAGTCGAGGAGGATGACGACAAAATAACTGACGTTAGCCATCCAATCTACCGACTACTAGCTCGTAATCCTAACGAGTATATGACACCATACACATTCCTAGACACTCTAATGACTAACTTATTACTAGAGGGGAATGCGTATTTTTATATTGAGAGAGATAGCAACGCTAGACCAATAGCATTAATACCTATCAATCCACAAGACGTTAATGTAATTAAGCACGAAGGACAAATCTATTACGACATCAAAGACTATGAGATAGGAGTAATGAAAGAGGATATGTTACACTTCTTCAATCTATCGTTTAATGGTTGTGAGGGAGTTAGCGTATTAAAAGCACAGAACACTACAATAGCAACGTCAATAGCTGCTAACGATACAGCTAATAGTTATTTAGGAAACTCTGCTCAAGTAGGTGGAGTGATTAAACATCCAGGCAAACTAAGTAAAGAAGCTGTTGCAAGACTTAAAAATAGTTGGAATCAAAACTACTCTGGTTCTTTTGTAGCTGGTAAGACTGCTATACTTGAAGAGGGTATGACGTTTGAGCAAACTAATATTGATGCTAATAAATATCAGCTTTTAGAGACTAGACGTTTTCAGATAGAGGAAGTAGCTAGAATATTTAAAGTGCCATTATCTTTGATTGGCCACTTAGAGAAAGCTGCTAACTACTCAAGTATAGAAGCTTTAAGTATTGACTTTGTAAGATTTACTTTAATGCCTTATATGGTAATGGTAGAGCAAGAGCTTAACAGAAAGCTATTTAGAGAAACAGAGTTTGGCTCGTTTACTATTAAGCTAGATGCTAATGCTTTACTAAGAGGAGATAGTGCTTCTCGTGCAAGTTATTACAGAGAGATGGCTAGTATAGGTGCTTTGTCTATTAATGAGATTAGACGAATGGAGGACTTGAATAGAGTAGGACCAGAAGGAGACCAATTATTTATGCCGTTAAACTTTGCTCCAGTTGGAGACGTAGAAGAGGAGGACAAAGAATAGATGCCGATACCTACTAAAAATATAGACGAGACTAACGAGGAGTTCATCGAGAGATGTATGGCTGATGCTACTATGGTAGAGGAGTATGAAGAAGACCAAAGGTTAGCTATCTGTTCTTTACAATTAGAAGAGGATAGAGCGTTAGAGGATATAAACACTAAGCCAACTCAAGAGATGGCTGACGAAGCTGCACAAGGCTTAGAATGGCGTGAGGAGTTTGGACGTGGTGGAACAGAGGTAGGCGTTGCAAGAGCAAGAGATATTAAGAACAGAGTAAACCTTAGTATTGAAACAATAAAAAGAATGTACTCTTATTTTAGTAGGCACGAAGTAGACAAAGAAGGTCAAGGCTTTTATAGTGGAGACGAAGGTTATCCATCTGCTGGACGTATTGCTTGGGCTTTATGGGGCGGAGATGTTGGCTTTGCTTGGACTAAAAGAAAGATAAAAGAAATAGGTAAAGAAGAAAAATTTATAGATATGAAAAATAAAGAAATAAGAACATTTAATGTTCAAGACTTAGAGCTAAGAATGGATGGAGAGAATCCAGTTGTAGTAGGCTACGGAGCTGTGTTTAATAGTGAGTCTAACGACTTAGGTGGATTTAGAGAGTTTATAGCTCCTGGTGCTTTTGAAGGTCGATTAGAGGACGATGTACGTTTCTTAATTAATCACGATGGTTTACCACTAGCTAGAACTACTAACGGAACTCTAAGACTATCTGTTGATGAGAGAGGTTTAAAGTATGAAGCTAAATTAAATCCTAATGTGTCAACGTCAAGAGACTTAATAGAGTTACTAAAAGACGGTACTATTAACCAGTCTAGCTTTGCATTTATTGTAGAGGATGACTCTTGGGAGATGAGAGA